ATCTACATGGGAGGGGGTTGATATTTTCGTGACCCCCCATATGCTTTTTATATTATATTTGACCCCATTTATTTCTTTTTGTTCGAAACAAAGTCAAAGACAACATGAAAAGTCATTTAATTGTCCTTTCTAATTCTTAGAATGAAAGCAGGAATGATTAAGAAGACACAGTAAAGAAGTTACGTTTGTTCATTTGTAGACTTAGAATTCGAATCTTCTTGAACTTCTTCGACAACCTTAATGTAACGATCAAATGGATCATACTTGATGATCTCATCGATAGCCGACTCAACATCGTCAACATTAGCAGCTTCGTTATTAGATTCAGAAGAATTCGTGATTCGAGCCAAATAAGAACAAGAAGAATAACCTTTGTCCATGTCAAAACGATACCAATCATCGAATTGAGTAATTGGATTGAAAGGATTATCTTTTGTAGACAGAGCAACAACTCTCATTTAGTCGAAATTCACCTCATTTCAACACATCATTTGATGTAGTTATTGATCGTTGATGTGGAAACACCAAGGGCTTCGGCTATTTCAGCATTGGTGTATCCACTCGCAGACATAGATTTAATCTTCTGAACCTTGGTATCACTCAGCTGAGTGGTAGTCTTAGGCATAGCACGAGCCTTAAGGGCATCTTGATCGGTATACCTAAGAATTTGCATGAGTTTACTGTCGCTAACGGCGCCTGCCTGAATAGCTTCCCATTCTTTGTCTGTGATGGTGAACCGAGTTCCTTTACCACTTGCACCGACATCAGCGCGAGCATCGTTAATCGAATTCTGCTTAAGCTTCTTATATGCCTTCTTCTCTGTATAGAGATCGGGGTTGGCCTCAACCTTCGCCTTCACAACAGCATTGGCAATGATTTGGGCCTGCCTCTCTTTAGGAGCATTACGGGCAGCCTTATCGATCTTGTCATTAAGACTCTGCACCTCAGAAGAATACTTTTTAGCAGCTTCGGGAGAACGCTCAAGCTTTTCTGTAGAAAGGTAAGAAAGTCGAGCTCGATTGCCTAGGGCCTTTACTTTGTTGGCGTAGTCCGCATAGGCGTTTTCCTGGGGGTACCCGACGAGAGGTCGTTCACATCCTTAGTGTAAAGAGTCTGCGATACTTCGATTGTAGCAGGAACAATCTTCCCACTCTTTTTATCGTAATAAGTACGACCAGACTCCTTGTACTCTACTTCGCCAGTCTCAGGATTGATACGACCAGAACCTCTACGCTCAGGCACTCGAACTGTTTGCTTACGACGAGAGAGAAGTGTAGAAGCTCCACCTGTCTTAAGTTCGCCATTCTCATCGTATCGAGTCTGCCACTTCTGCTTCAGCTCTTCGATATGGTTGTCTTTCTCAGACTGTCTGTAGTCTAGCTTATGCTTGACAGCATCAATGACTACCATACTATGCTTAACAGCCATAGCAATCTCTTCAGGAGGTGCATTCTTCAGAGTCATGTCCGTAATTAGGTTAGAAACAATACCCATTTGTTTTTGCTTCTGAGATTCTTTCATCAACCTAACGCCAGTCTTACCTTCTGTTGAGTAAGCAGCCTTGGGATCAAAGCCTTCTAATTCCTTAAGCGGACGACTTGTCTTGACTTTAACCTTATCGTTGACAGGAATGACGGTTACTGAATCACCATCGAAGTCTGCGCCTGACAAACGTTCTGCGACCTTAGAGTTGATACCAACTGCATCGATTGCATTACCCAGTGCTTTCTTAGCAGTAGGGTTCTTATTGTTGACAACCAGCTCAGGGATCTCAAATGTTCCACCATGAGGATAACGAATCAGCACAACGCGTTCGCCATTCTTATAGTTCGGAGCATAGACCTCATTGTCTTTGAGTTCATCGATCGGCAAGATGACTTGGTTCTTCTGTCTCGGAAGAGCAGCAGCCTTCAGATGTACAGCGGCAGAGTCACAAGAGTTTGCAAAATCGAGAAGAAGCTTTCTCTTAATCGTAGGATTTGTGTAATCCATGATCTCTTGATACTGATCATCAAGATCAGCATAAGTAAGATTAAGCTGTCTCTTAATCAAAGACATCGGCTGTTTGGAAAGAAACTGGGAAGACAAGTTGATCGATTGATCTTGCCAGTCGCCTTCTTCTTTCAGTTTATTAATCGCGGAGAGATGTTCTTTTCCATCTTTCCCGATGTAATGAGACTGACCATTGGCTTTGATGGTTGCACCAAAAGGATTATCGGGATCATCCTGAATCTTCTTAAGCACGTCCATCTTACTTTTGTTGGAGCTCTTGTTGGTGTTAAAGACAATGTCATAGCCTTCAGGAATATTATCCGAATACATTGCCATACCTTTCAGATAATGGCTTCCATCGACCATGATACGAACCTGAGCATAATGGGACTGCCCGAGATTCAAGTCTTCTACACCAGGACGAATCTCGATGACACCATCTTTCGATGTGCCACCTTGATCACCATAATTGATCTTGATTCGATCGGATGCAATGCTTGCTGGATACTCACGCTTGAAGTAATTGAATCCACCGTCTTCCGAATGGTAATCCTTTACCTGCTGAATATCATCACGATTTCTATAGACATCGCCAATCGTCGTTCCGGGCTCACAAAGAACTTTGATCGTTGTTTGTTTGCCGGGGTTTGTTACCTGAGGAACACCCACACCGTGAACTTCATATCCTTCAAGCTCCAGCATCGTGAGTGCCTCATTCAGCTTACCAGCAGAAACGCCGAGTTCTCGCTCAACACCAGCACCAACATCCAAATAGGGTTTGGACTTAAGTTCTTCTTTCAGAACTTCAGCCGTGCTGATGGCCTGATTGGCACGAGCACCGACTTTCTCATCCAATAGAGTACGAATCGATGAGTCATTCTTGTAACCCATAATATCCGTGATCTCTTGAAGAGACTTACCTTCTGCTCGAAGTTGTTTCGCTCGCTCTGCTTCTGCTCGACGTTGCTCATGTTGAGAGAGCTGATAGAAAGCACGATAATCCGTAGAGCTCATGTTGAACTCTTTACGAATATTCTCGCCAGACGGATCCCATCCCTGAGACTTCAACTCATCAACACGCTTTAAGAATGCTTTCTCTGCATCCAGAATCGTAGGCTTTTCACCACGAGCTAGCATAGCATCTGCTGTTCCCTGGAACCAAGGTTCATGCTGATAAGGAATTTCACCAGAACCCCATTTATAGCGCCCAGATCTTCGCTTAACGCCATAATGGGCTAGAATTTCCGCCTCAATGGAGGCATCCCCATCAAGAATAGGATCTCCGACAACGGGATCATAAATATCCATGGTTAGCCTCCTTGTTTATCGAGTTTTCTAAGTTGTTTATCAAATCTCACGATGAGATTCATGATTGCGCGAATATCATTTGGATCAGGTACACAAATCTGACAGTCGTCATTCTGATAGATTCGAAGTTCTATCCCGATATCAAACGGACTCACGTCATACTCCAAACAGAAAAGAGCAGCATATATCATAAGCTGTTCCATATGAGTCGGAGTAACACCCGTTTTCAAATCGTGAATTCGCAGAAAATCATCACGAAATGAAATGGCATCCGCAGTCCCAAAGCAATATTCCGAATAGTACAGAACTTGCTCTGGTGTCATGCGAAATCCGATAGCATCGTTAACATAAAGATTCAAAGTCTTCTTTGATCTTGCCAACTTTTGATTTAACTTGATACACAGCGCCGCAAACTCATGAAGCTTTGTACCTTCTTCGGAAGCGCGATAGTTAAAGAAACTATTAGCTAGCTTTTCGTCGTTGTAGTTGAGCCAATGGTACTTGCTTGCTCCGAGGAATGCGTGCTGTCCTGCGAGTTTTGAATGATCGTTGAAGATCATGCAGTACCTCCTCTTTGTTCTCCGGTGAGATAAAGGCAGCAAAGGACATCTTATTGAGAAAGGCCACCCAATAGTCCTGATTCGGACGATGCGCCGCGCGTGCCCCTCTTTTACACTCGAGCGCTGCCCAATGCTTACCGTAAAGAACTAAGAGATCAGGAAATCCTTGTATATAGGTTTCGACCTTGAAAGCAAGTGCTCCAGGAAACCGAGTCATGATTTCCTTGATCAGTTTTGCTTGAAAGTCTCTTTCCTTTGCCAAGTGAGTTCCTCCTCTCTTAAAACTTTAAAGAGTCTGAATGGTGTGTGTCTTACTTAAATCGGACACATTTCCCTTCTCCTCCCATTAAATACCATGTTTTTTTCGCGCGGAAAGATTCTTCCGCTTCCTTTAGGCCAAAATATCAACAAAAAGTATGCGGAACAATTGTTCCTAAAAGTTCAAAAAATATTTTTTCGCCTATATTACTATATATGTTTAAAACTCCTACGTGTAATTGAAAAAAAAATTAAAATTTAAACTTTTCGGAACGAAGTTTCCTCATGCAAAAAACCCCGAAACCCCTGATATTACTGGGTTTTTTGGACCTTCGCTCGACAAAAAAGTCGGGGCAAACTATTCCTATTTTTAAGGCACAACTATTCCTCAAAAATGGCCACTTTTTTCGCTGGACCGATTTTTCAACTTTTGAGAGAAAAAACAGCTTAAAATAGAGGAATAGTTATTCCTTAAATTTCGGAATAGTTGTTCCGCATATTTTAGGCATGATCATGCCGTCCGAAACAGTCTAAAATCAGTCTACAAACAGCTTCTAAACAGCTTCTAAACAGCTTCTAAACAGCACAAAAAATCGGCAAAAAAGAAGAGGGCGTGATTTCTCAGCGTCCCCCTCTTTTCTATACTTAGCGACGAGTCATCAAATCCGTCGGATCAATCCCCAGCACTCGACAGCAACGAAGTCCATCAAAGAAATTTGGAATGGTGATTCCGTGCTCCCAATTTCGAAGAGCACGAGCGCTTACCACCAACCGTTCCGCGAGCTTTGCCTGAGACCAACCCAGCTTCATTCGACGACTGCAAATCAGTTGACCAAAGTCTTTCGAACTAATCACAATTATCCTCCTTCACAACGATCTCCTTACCCAAAACCTTAGCTAGTTTCAGGATATTTCCAATGCGCGGGAGGTAATGTCCGGCCTCATAATTACCAATGGAGCCCTTTGGAACACCCGAAATCTCGGCCAATTCACGCTGTGTCATGCCCCTTTCCTCTCGTCGCCGAGCCAAATTATCCCCAAATTTACTCATTTTTCACCTCGATTGACTGAGCAACGCAGACGGTATTGAATAAATCCTGGCGCACATAGTAATTTACGGCCTTCGACAGGGCCTCTTTATGCGCTTTTTGGTTTCTTTTCGTCAAGAGGCGAGCCATTTTTCGAAAATTTCGCCTTATAACTTTGTATTTTGCATCCATTTGATATCGAATTGGATAATATGCAATCATTCTATGGATGTCTCGAGACTCTCTTCTCTGAAATTTATTCATTTTTTCACCTCTTTACGATATTGGCGACGAATTTTCTTGAAATACTGCGTTTCGATTGTCTTTTCGTTAAACCTTTTACCCAATATAATATATCGAGCCTCTGCTTTTAAGATGCGAAACGTCCGTTCCCTACGTTTTTCAAATGAATTATTTATGATTCTACGGACGGCTTTCGACTCTTTTCTCTGAAATTTGTTCATATCAGTGTCTTCCAAGCCACCGACAGAGCTTGTAGATCAGCCAGAAGGGACCAAACAGCAGCAAACAAATGAAATCTTTCATGATAAAACCTCCAAAATATCAAAAATATGGGTTGTTAAATCCAACCAAAGAGAAGGGAAACGACCAAAATGACGAGACCATTGAAGAAGAAACCCATTTCAAGGAGTAATTTCTCGTAATAAATCGGCTCAGTCTTCTCATCGGAGTTCGCAAATTGGTCGAAATGGTATGCAATGCATAAAAAGGAGAGGATCAGATTGCCAATTAAGAAGTATTTGATCATTCGGTTACCTCTTTGATATGCATATGGATGATTTTCTTTGTATTGATGACTGTGTATTCATTTTCCGAGTCCTCAAATACTGGATAGGGAACTCCACAGATCTGCTGAATAACATTTGTCATCTGCTGATCAGGACTCGTTTTCGGCATATCGGCAGCATAACGCTTATCGCCTTCTAATGTAATTTCAACGTGCCAATAAGTCAACTTAACTCACCTCCGAAGTATAAGAAATAGCGAGCTTTGTTGAAATCAACAAGCTTGGACTTCATTTTTTTCAGTTCATGAGAATTGGATGTCCAAACCTCCATTTGAGTTTTGACGAGCTCACTGCTAGCAAGCTCGGGATAAGCCGCCGCAACAAGCGCAACGGCGCCGTCTGACATCTGTACATAAGTGATTTGCTCATGCTCGCAATAGGCCTTAACCGCCGCGTCAATAGACTGCTCGATTTGTGCATTCTGGTTTTCGTAGATTTCGATTTTCTCTTGGATGCCGAATCCGGAAGCGACAGTGATGATATTCCAAAGGGTCCAGAGGCCAAATACAATGGCGAAGATTGCTCCCAGAACGCCAGGAATGACGGCGAGAAAACCGAATTTGTTCGTGGAACCGTCTATGAATTCCGCCAAGAGAACAAAGCCCAGAGCGATGGCTAATAATAAAGTGATCATGATTTACTCCTTTCTTTCACGGCTGGCCTCATGTGTGAAGCCGTCCGGATACCGATTTTTCAGTTTCTGTAAATTGAGCTTAGCGATGGTGTCCACACTGATCCCGAGTTCATTACAGAGTTCGGTAAGATACCAGAGAACGTCGCCTGCCTCCAGCAAAAGTGCCTCGATGTCGAGTTCATGTCCATGGAACATAGCCTTTTTGACGATTTCCTGACATTCTCCGGCCTCTCCATTAAGCCCCATAACGGCCTCTAGAAGCCTCTTAGAGCACACCTTAACCGGGGCGCCTTCGGAACTTACGCCATAGATCTCCTCTTCACCGGCAAGTGTTGAGAAGGCCGGGAGAGGGCCTAAATAGGCCATCGCTTTATGCCGATACTCCATCATGTCCATGATTTACTCCTTTCGGTTCCACGTTGGTGGATTTGGCTGTTTCTTGGTTGTCTTTTGTTCCGGGAATGCCACAATATAGCCCTCTGCAATGGCTTCCTTCATTCGTGCTTCCGCCCAATTGCGAGCTTCTGCATAACTTTGGAATACCGGGATCATGCTAAACTGATTCCATTTGTCGATCATCAAATATCGATGAGTATTAGAATCCCAAACAAATCGACACTCCTCATCCATTCCAGCAACAAATATCTTACACTCGTGAGTGAAGTCGGCCTCTATACGAGTAACCAGTTTGGAGTGGATGTAAATGAGTTTCCGTCGTTCGGAAGGAGGATATAAACGCACCTCATTGATGAGGAATACACGACTCATAATATCCATTAGTTGCTCTCCTTGAGCTCTTCGCCGAAGATCTTTCGAACCATCTCATCCGTAAGGTGCTGCGCTTTCAGATGGAATACCGCAGTATTCAGTTCTTCGATAGCCGGTGATGGCTCATACCGCTTACAATGTAGCGGCCGCATCTGAATTCCGAGTTCGGGGAGATTGTATCGAGCCGTTTCCTCAATACAATGCTGGTACATCTCTTTCGTCATCCCACGAAATTGACACTCAAATCGACAAATATCCTGATGCGCGCAGGTGTCACAGTCGCAAACGGCCCGATCGATGGCTTCTTTGATGGAAAGGTCGGCTTCCTCTACCACTTTCTTCACCTTTTCCAGTCGGAATCCATGCGGACGAGCTTTCTCTGTTCCAGGGATTTCCTTATTCCAGCACTTCGCACAGACTTCATTGTTAGGTATACTCCCGTTTTTAACACAATTAGCCAAGCAAGCTTCCAAAGCAATGGTTCTATCTACCTCGATAAGCTTATTATAGCAATTGGGACAGCCCCAAATTCCACCGAAGGCATCATTGTTCACAACATTCTCACCATAGTTCTTGATTACAAATTCTCGACGAGTCATCATTATTCTCCTTTCTTCAGCAGAATGTACTGGTTTTCGTATTCACGGTCGGTGACGATCCCGCGTTTTGCTTTGTTCATGGATTCTTCGTCCCAATAAATCGTGAAATCGATTTCGGGATACTTCTTTTCGAGGGCTGAATCTCTCGGAATCTTGCGAATGGACTTCTTTTCCGGATCATAGAAGAAGATATACTCCAGATTCAAAGTCCTATCTCTTGCAACCACTCGGATTTCAGCATTGGCTTTCATCAATGCGACGATGACGAAATTCCCAACCACAAGGAGATCGGTATTTGGAGAAAAATTCACTCGAACAAATGTCCAAAACTGTCCGCCAACGACCGGCATAGGGACTTCATCATTTGGCTGCTGAGGAATCGGTGCGTTCCAGCACTCTTCACACGTCGTCATTGTTGCTTTACAACGGCATTTTCCATAATACATCGAACTGCACGACGGATCAAGCGCAACCAGATCTTTGAACATCCCGGGACAACCGCTGATCAATTTTGCGTGAACGCCTCCGATCGCTTGCGGGTGGTTTTTCTCTACAAATTCACGACGAGTCATGGTTTCTTTCCTTTCTTCCTTAACATTCAGCTCCATGTTCCAGCATTCTTCGCACATATGGAGAGGGCTCTCTTCATGACATGTCTTGCATGGCCAATTGACAAGTATACCCGGATCCATTCTTGTGAGCTCACGATACCAATTAGGGCAGCCAATCACACCACCACGGGCTTTATCGCTGACGTATGCAGGAAGGTTCTTTTCAATCCACTCTTTCCTTGTCATAGGAATTCCTCCTGTTCGACATCGCCGCCGGCAACCGTAACCGACCGCATGACTTTCCCGGTCTCCTCATCATAGTAAAGAGAATCGAGAATATAATCGATCTGGGATTGCACGTCCGGATCAGTCATCCTCAGCACTTCATAGCCCTCCAGGCCAACGGTCTTCCGAAGCTTCCCCAAAACTCCAGCAGTCCACTGTCTGAATTTACGAGCCTCCAGCTTGCGAGAAGCGAAGAGCGCTTCGTAGATGCCGGATTCGTTGATGACGAGCATGCGTCGAGTCAGGTTTTGTCCTGGACGACGCCCGATATCTTGGCCAATCATTTGACGAGTAATCGTCTTTACAGGATCACGCTCATATCTATCCACCTTTGAAAGGGGGTCAGATGTCACGGCAATTCGCTCCATGCATTCCGGAGGAATACGAGTGGCGACTTTATCAGTGCGAAGACTTAAGACATCGCAAATATCCTTGAGAACTGCATACCAGTCTCCATCCAGGTTTACGAAACGGATATCATACCCGTTCCAATTTTCAATTCTAGTTTCCATAGTTACTCCTTTCAAATATCTGTTATGGGTTTTACCCATCTTAGATCCTTTTAAAGGACCTTAGACCCTCTCGGAATATAAATAGACGGCTTATCAGAACGACCCGTAATACCCTCTAAAATATCATAGGCCATACCTTGTATCGGCATACGTTTTCGTGAACACAGTTTTTACACATGGCTATTCCTCCTTAAAACATATCGCTTTCCTGAATTATCTTAAGGGCATGAATAAGGCCCCATGCATGACCATGCTGATACTCATTCGATAGGTCTCGATTTAAAGCATCAGCATGGATTTTATCCATAGCTTTCTTGAATTTCTTCAAAGAATCAAGCTTCGCCGCACAATAGCCGAGAACGTATAAACAGACAGACATTACGATAATTGTAATAATTATCCATAACATAGTTATTCCCCCTTAACGCTCTCCAGCAGTTCTTCCTTGGTCATGGTGATCAGATCAGAATACGGGAGTGTCTTGACCCGCCATTCATCCTGCTTATGAGCCTTGCGGGCATGATACATGTTCCGTAGAACAGCATAGTTGAAATCCATCGTAGCCTTTTGCAGATAGCTCGAAGGAAGAAGTTGAATGAGCTGCCACCAGGCGTCTTTATCATTGAGAGGGTATACGATATCGGTTTCATCGTAATTATCAACATGACCACCATGCATGTAAATATTTCGCCAATAGTTAAGCTCATCGATTGTACACCGTAGCATGGCTAATGCATGTTTTTTAAGATGTTCATGAGCAAACATGTCGAGCGTAAACTCATGCTCGGTGATCTTATGCATCGTGCTGCAGGAGTTCCGGACAGTTCCGACCTTGTACGTATCGGCTTCTTTCCACCAATAGAGAGGTGCCTCCCAGTCACACTGGACGTGGATCATACGCATGAATTTACTGTGATCGGAACCAGCAGCAACGAGCTTCTTCATGAGTGCGAAGTCGTTGGGACCGATATCGATGATCGGCATGCCTGTTGCATAAAAGAACTCGCCATACCACCCACTATCGCTCTTTTCCCAACTCTCACGTGGATTCCGCATCCCGCGGATTGCAGCCATCCATCCGAAGACTTCTGTGTTTGTTACATTAAGCATTGTTTTTCTCCTTTACTTAGAATTCACCGGGTGTATACAATACACCTCAGGATTGATATATGGACACCCAATACATTCGTTTTGTTTCCGGGGCAAATACTTCAGGAGAGTCAACATGACCGAAACAACCAACCGATAAGACGACATAACCAGCTAGTGTAAACTCTTTTTGTTTTTTGATAAATTCGTCTTTAAAGCGAGTCGATCCACAAAGACAAATAACCGGATATTGCGTTGTTTTAACCATATTTTTCCTAAGTCTTCCTTTCTTGTTTGGTTTTGAGTTTTCCCGTATACCATTCGGGCGAGCTATAGAATTCAGCGAACTCACACCGGATACGGTCTATCTTTTGAGCGACGTTTTGATGAGAACATCCGAGTTTCTCCGCAATCTGTGATTGATTAAACCCGTCGACCATCAGCTTAAATATCGCTAGTTGGGCTTCCGTGAGAGTCGATTCGAACTTCTCTAGATCGTAAACCCGATGCTCTGGATTCCAACGCTCATCCGATATCGTACCGAGAATATCCAAGGACCCATCTGCAAACTCTGGAATAGGCGAATCCAGCGAACAGGTCTCACCGGTACGGCATTGACTATAACGACTTTGGAGTTCATTTCGTAGTCGGCATTGAATATTCCTTGTCGCAAATGTACTGAACTTTACAGAGCCCGGTTCATATTTGTTGGCGGCAAATATCAATCCGATGCAACCGATTTGAAAGAAGTCCTCTCGCTCTGGCGAATTGATTGTACTGGGATAATAACGGGCCATGATATACCAGACGAGTTGTAGATTCTCCTCGATGAGTTTGTCTCGTTCGGGCCCGGTCATTTAAGGTTCCTCCCATTTCATCATTTCCTTCTCCTTTACTTCAATTCGATGAATTCAAATTGGTCATAAACGTTCGGATGGAAGATACCAACCCAGAAATCGTCCTGTGCCTCGCGATAATAAGCAAGATCTTCATTCCATTCTTGAATATCTTCCATAAGATCTCGCTTACCAAGGTCGTTATCATTGTCGTAGATATCATTTTCATACTGATACACCAGCATCTCGTATCGCATCTGATTCTCCGCGACGTATGCATCGACGTTGGTGTTTTCAGAAATGATTTCCATCAACATCACAATGGCCACGATGCAACTTATCAAAGCGATCCCGAAAAACGGCCACGAATAATTGCAGAAACGTTTTTCCACATAAATGGCCAGCTCAACGAAAACGACGATTGATAATACAACTAACCAAAAGATCATTTTTTCTTTCCTCCTTTACAGATGATCAACAACATAGCGAAGAATATCATTTGTTTCACTGAGTCGCTCAATGGAATCCTCGATAGCGTCCTTTGCGCAACCGATCATTTTCTCACAAGAATTGCCCTCATTCGGAATCAGACCAAAGAGACTATCTCGAATCTGATAGCTGAGGCCTCGGTTTTCTTTCACGAGATCACTTAGACGAGCGAGAAGGTCGTGAATTCCGGGTTCCTGGGCCTGATTGGCCTGGGTCGGCACTTTGCTCGCAGCTACAGCTACGGCGTTCATATTTTCTCTAAACGTAGCGTTATCCATCATTTCTTTTCTCCTTTACATTTTATCGGTTTACTCTTCGTCTTCTTCATGAATATCTCCCTCCATAGCCGTTCGACACTGCTGTCGATTTCGACATTCCATGAACATATATCGTGACTTGCACGGTGTTGGAGTATCTAGTCCGCTGTCCACCAGACACATGCGAACAATGGGTGCGAAATTATCGCAATTGCGACACTCTAGAAATGGTGTCACACAAGGAATAAATGTTAAGACTGACATGGCAATTTCTTGGTCAGGTACTTCTCAATGGAAGCACAACGTTTGTGGTAGCGACAACGGACAATTCCGTCCGTCCGAATCGGTTCCATATCGCAGCCGTGATAGAGTTTATCGCCAGGAGTGAAGACCGGTTCAAACCCGTCGCAGTCGTTGCAATAGTCATGAATATCCAGTTTGATCATGCCTCGAGAACCTCCTCGATTTGTGCAGCAATCTCTTCAGGAGAATGATTTTCGGTATGCAGGATCACATTCGGACCAACGAGTGCCGGATCGAAGAATACAGCATTGTCATTCACGATTCGTCGATCAATCTCATCTCGAGAACGTCCCTGCTTTTCCATACGCAATAATGCGACAAGCCAAATACAATCCAACCAGATCACAACGACTTGCTTCGGCCCCCAGTAATGAGAGCGGAAGAAGGCGACGCCGTCCGGATCAATGATGTAAATATCATTCTCATTGACCTGCTGTGCTGTTGCCCAGTAGTGATGCTTATCGAAGTAGGTATACGCCACAATATCTCTCGAGCGAGAAACCTTCTCGTAGAACATGTTGTTAACGAAGATGTGGCCCTCTTCCTGTTCAAAGCGCTTCGGACGCGTTGTGTAGGAGGGGAGTATGGACCGTCCGTACTGGCGACTGAGAATATCCGCCACCGTAGACTTGCCTGAGCCGGAACGACCGACTAAAAGAATGATTTTATCGTGTTTCATAGTTCTTTTCGAGCTCCTTTGCGTAATTATCAGCAGATTCCTTACTATAATCGAAGGACTCTTTGTCACGATGACTCACAAAATAGAGAATATTCTTAATAGGTTCCTTGCATTGTGGGCAATAAGGTGGATCAAACTCTGGACCAAAGGGTGGTTCTTTTGCTGTCGTTCCATGAAGCTTCTCAAATGTATATCCACAGTTCCCACAATGTGGACGAAAGATTATGGTCATGTCCTATTCCTCCTGTTCCATTGTGATAAAAGTCCCATATTCATGGAAACCCGGATCTCCAAGTACTTTTCCTTCAAGAAGTGCCAAAACTTCTTCCTTGGTCAAAATGAACGTATGATTGCCATAACAGGACATACACCTTTTCTTGTCCGTGTCATTTTTGATGATCAGCATCTGAATTCTCCTTTCATAGATTTAACCCCTTCGCATACTGATCACTAAATGACTTTGAATAGTTGAAGATGAGCCCATCGTTATATTCTGTGAAATATATAATCCCCTCAATTGGCTCATGGCATTTCGGGCAATGCGATGGCTCAAACACTGTATTGCGACAAGATCCATCTTGGAATGTCACGCCATGTAATTCTTGAAATTCATAGCCGCAGTTATTGCAGCATGGACGAAATACAACTTTCATGACCGATTCCTCCTTTTCGATGCCTTAGCCATTTTCGTCTTCTTGCGAAGATGCTTCTTATGATTTGCTTCGACTTTGTCCAGTCCGCAAACACGAGCTCGTCCTTCACCAGTGATGAGATTCGGTTTTGTGATAGGCGGAGCATCCTTGTCGATTGAGAATCCATAGCACCATCCAAACATTTTTTCAAAAACCTCCTTTAAAATATCCAACCGCAATCCAACCAGAAAAGGAATAGACCTTGTTTGGTCTATCCCCTTCGGTTGTAACTGGGTTACTTGAACTTCAGAATTTTGTTGAACACGTTCTTAACCGTGGTCGTTTTGAAGACGCCATCCATTTCGAACTTCATGCCCTTCACGAATGCCCAGATGCTCGTTCCAGTTCCGAGCAATAAACTGCCGATCTCAATGCCAGACTTGACTCGATCCTGCTTCTTCTGATACGCGAACTTCTCCTGCTCGAATTCGAATCGGCGTTCATTCCGAACGACCTCTTCGTCTTCTGCAAGAGCCTTTCTCTTATCAGAGTCCGCTTCCTGAGCAAGCTTGTACAGAGTATCAAGCTCATTTATTGCCTTTCCCATCTCCGAGCTTCCCGGATCAAGGGTCTTCATCTTCTTTAGATGCTCCTCAATCTGATCTTCCAGTAAATTACGTTTATCCTCCATAATTTCTCTCCTTTCAAATATTAGAGTTACCTCCATTAAGGAGTTTGTTTATTTTGCGTGTCCTCTTTGGAAGGGTCAATTTGATTGATGCAGAAGAGAGCGAATTTGGATTTGCAAATATCTTTTGGATGCTTGTCCAGTCCGAGCGACATGTAGACCTGCCCATCATCCGGGTCAATCGTCACATTCAGGAATCCGGAATAGAATTTCTGGAATAGACCATTTGCAACCACCTTAGAGCAGACAGTAAATCCGATTGCCATGCCCAGAATGGCGACGATGATGTTGACAATAATCTGACTCATCCAACCCAACCTCCTGCCCAAACGATCGTGAGTACGAAGGTTATGATAGCTAAAATAAATCCTGCGAAATCGAACATCAAACATACAGGATCATCTTTGGTCGACATGCGGAAAATAACCGACATAAGACAGCATAGTGCCACTATGAAAATTAGGATTTGAATGAAGTTATAGAGCATTTTTTGTTCTCCTTTCAAAGAACCGACCTTCGTTAAAGGTCTTCTTTTTCGCTAGAGCTTGGGAAATTGCTAAATCAATTCCAGCTCTGGATTTAAGGTGATAGTAATATAGGTCCCGGAAAGGTGTGTTGAGTCGGTCAATCCGACCTCGCGCCTGTTCGAGAACTTTATAAGAGTAGGTTTGAGAGTAGAATACAATTGTGTCCGTCTTGATACAATTCCAGCCTTCGCATCCAGCAGTATATTGTACCAAGTAGACCCAGGAGCTGCTTTCTGGTATGGGCTGGTGCTTATGCCCGTTCCATTCAGCGGTATCACAAAACTCCACATTTTCAAATAGTCCTTTCAGAATATCAAGCTCGTAATCGAAGCTGTAGAAGATAATCATTCGTGGATGATCCTCAAAGAGCTCCAATACCGCAATTTGACGGGATACATCAGAGTTTACAAGCTTCCGCACTGCAAAACAGACTTCCGAAGCAGACTTCATCGGCTCATTTTTCTCATAATTCCAACGATTTTTCCAAATATCATGGTATGCGACTGTGTCATAGGAGACGTGAATATCCTGGTTATGACGTACGGTTTCGCGTTCAAAATCCATCGGAATGAGTAAATGGTTCCGAAGTCGGATGAGTCGACCCTCATTCACGTAGCGATCGATCTGCGGAAAGTCAACGTGGTGATTATAGACAACATGATTATTCCGAAATTCCGTAATGTTTCGGAAATATCCATTGGCAATAAACACCTGAGCGTAGTCTGTCCATTGATCGCCAGCAGTTGCTGTGAGTAATATCCACTCATTCCGTTTAACGATCTTTTGAAATGACTTTGTCCAGGCTCCGGTTCCGACCAATCGTTGTTCATCGAATATAAAAAAGGCATCGCTCACGGTTTCATACTTGTGTATATTGTTCCACGAATCGATGACGATCTTATTCTTATATCGACTAACTTCTGGATCGGTCGACATTAAAAAATACGGAAACTCTGCCTCCCATTCACATGTATCTCGCTTTTTGGCAGTCGTGATAATGTAAAGGTCTTTCGGATTTTTCATCCCGGGATCTTTTTCCTTTTCCAATCGCCCGCCATTACGAATATAATAGTATGCAATGGATGTTCTGGATTTACCACTACCAACACCGCCATTGAGGATGCATCCATTGAACATCTTTCCGATTGCCTCGAGCTGATAATCGGTTAGATTTCCTCGAATCATTTTTCGATAATCATCACTCGAAGATTTTCTGGGAGTTCGTAGCCAATATAACCGGCGTTATCACAACACACGAGATACTTACTGCCTAGATACGAAGCAACTCCGAATTCAGAAAGGATGATTCGAGGGTCTTTCTCCTTCATGCGACAGGAAATGCATGTAGATCGACTCGGAGGAATGCAAGAAGACTCTGACGCTTTCTCGAGTTGATACGGACAATTGGCACAGAAGCCATCATCATTGACCCTAATCGCTCGGATGATCATAGCCTACCCTCCAATTCAGGAATTCTCTTCATCAGGGTGGTGTTGAAACCACCTTTCTTCAGAATCCGACGTCCGTAATCGCGTTCAAATAGCTCCGCAATGCGATCGAATTTCTGGCACTGCTGCTTGCAAATACCGATAACCGCCGAATCAGCATGCGACTTCGAATTTCCAATCAGCTGGATCGTCTCGTTATAGAGTTCCGCCACCAGTTCCTGAATTGGGTCGACTTTCTTGTTCTTCAGTTCAATGAAAATGCTGCTCTGATACTTCTCATAATATTCTTTTGCTTTCATACTGCTCGCTCCTTAAAGAATGTGCATGCATAGCATTCCGGGATTCGACTTCCTTCGACGATAAGTCCCGTTTTCTCGCACTTATAGGTTGTGATGCCGGCTTTGTAGTTTTTGAGCTCATCGGCATACTCACAGTTACGGCAACGGTGCGGATAAGACAGATAATCGCTTTGCATCACTTCGCCTCCTCATAATTGACCGGTTTGTGACTGTCTGTGTTCCAGGGCTGGTTCAGACAATCGTTGCAGGGATCTTTCGATTCCTTTCTCGGAGCATACTTACAACTACAGCAAAAGTAATTGTAGTAAACCTCCTTCTTGTTCTCAGCCATATGCGCTTCCTCCTTTTTAAAAATATGGATGGTGCTCCCTCGGGGATTCGAACCCGGGACCGTTCGGTTATGAGCCGACTGCTCTAACCAGCTGAGCTAAGGGAGCGTAAAAAGGAGAGACCCAGAATATCCAGATCTCTCCTCCATGAGATTACATATACAACAATACGTAAACCCACATTCCAGCCAGAATCGTACAGATCAGTCCCGTTATCAGGAATTCTGCCACTCTGTCTAAAAACTCAGTTAACCATTTCATATATTCACCTCCATTATAGGAGTTGTAAATATCGCGAAGAACGAAGAGACCTAGTTCGGTCTCAACGTCCTGTTGCGAGCATAATATCAACTCCTTCCATAACAGAGGCTGTTTATTTCGCGGGATTAACCCTCGACAACGCTCTGAATACGGAACTTCCAAAGGCGGCGAGGGGCCGTCCCAATTGCCTGATGGATCTTACGAGCCGTGGCGCCGACCTTCTCGATCTGAAGCTCGTTCCAGCTCTTACGGACATAGGCGCTTTCCTTGACGCCCTTGTGACGAGCCTCCAGGCGGAGAGCGTTGCGAGCAAACTTACGATCAGACATTCTTCTTTTCCTCCTTGTTCTTTTTAGCATGCTTGTGCTTCTTCTTGGTGCCGCTCATCGTATCAACGATCTTGCGAACACCCGCCTGGGCTTCCTTATAGCCGACATTGTTGAGTTCCATATAACGGCGAACTGCCGTAGAGAAGGATGCTCTACGAATAAGAGTTACACAGTCCGGCTCGGAATCGAGCTTACGCAAATATCCGCACTCGATGTCCTGATCGACTTGATCACCATAGACTTCCTTGGCAAACTTCAGGGCATTGTCGTCGAAAATGCGATTGGTATACTTGTTTTCGTAGTAAACCACGTCAACACCCCCTCACATATCCGGTCCTTCGAGGGCCGCCCACTTACTCGCAAATGCATCCTGCACGATCTCGATGTACATCGTCTTGAGATAGGCCTTAACTCGACCCGGCTCCCAGTTGTAGGGGTTGATTACCAGATCAACGGTCTTGATCTCAGCATAATCGAGAGAATCGACGCTGCCCTCATCCAGACGAGTCTTACGACGACCAGCGATCATCCAGATGTTCGGAGGAACGTTATCGAAGCGGACATTCACCTGAATATAATGCATCGGTGCATCACCCTCGTTACGAGGAGGCATCAGACGAACATTCCAACCCTCTTCCAGAAGAACCTGATAAAGAGGAGTATTGTCAACCATTGCGTCTTCAGGGATTTCGACGCAGAAATTTCGGTTGCCGGCTGGATTGTACTTCTTCTCTACACCAGCGAAATTGCGATAGAAAATATGTGCATTGGGGATCTCGAGAATTCTTTCGACACGGTTAGCCATGACGAATCTCCTTTCATTTTTTAAACGGATTTGAATTGCATCTTGTTTACCAGCTTGATACAGGAATTGGCCTGATTGGCGCTATTTGCAGCAAAAGCCAAAACAGCATTATACATATCCGTAACATCGTAGTGGAGTCCACTGTTATAGGCATATTCCAGGATCTTGTAAATGAAGTCGACAGAAGGTTTTGTCGCGCTATGGTATTCCTTATTCAGGTTCCGTCGAATACACGTACGAATTTCCTTCTCCGACCGAATGCCTTCAAAGTTGATCACTTTAGCATCTCCTTTCAAAAGTTGAGAGACCTAGAATATCTAGATCTCTCTTATTTGGTCAATAGACACGAACGCCTGCTTGGTCTAAATAGATCTTGAAGTCAATGGAATCCTGTTCGGTGTGACCCTCTCGAATCGATTCCCGATAATGATCACGCAGACCGTGATGATCGTTCACTGCATAAACCATGCTGACACCATAATGGTCAGCAAAGTCACCCGCTGTGAACAGCAAATCTGTCACGCTCATGCGCTCGCATCCGAGAATCTCGTAACGAGTACACTGATAGGCTTCCTTCTCCGATTTCAATCCATATAGAACAATAGATTTCATTCATATCACCTCCATTACAGGAGTTGTTTATTTCGCGTGAACTACCTTACGGCGAATATCTTGGCGTCATCCTCAGCGGTCTCCCAAGGATGAATGCGCTCCGGTGTATAAGGGTCATCAGAAACGAACCATTCGACGTCGCCATACTGTGCGATCTCGTAGCGAGCATTGCTGACTAAATAGTCATAGTAGGTTCGATCGATGTCGGCCTCTTTGTGATTCACCTTAACCATCTCAGATTCCATCCATCGATAGCCATCGGCACCAGTAGCGGAGGCGAATTCTTGTTCACCAGTTTTCTTCATCTTGTTGGCATCCTCACGAAGAAGGATAGCACCACCGGCACCATCCTTAATCGGTGTGAATTGGCCAACACGACCAACAAACTGGTAATTATGACCTTCTGCAATCTTCTCACGAAGCATTTCATCCGTAAGAGATGCAAACTCGTCCAGCAGACGCTGCTCCGATCTTGTTAACTTCTCCGGATCCTTAAAGCGAAGAGACCGAACCAACTCATACTGACTCACATCTGGCAGATTCTCATTGAAGTCCAGATAGAGTGCTGTTTGCACGGACTTTGTCTCGCACATGTCCTCAAATACGATTTCCTCGTGTGTGAAGAGAGTTTTGAAGACATATGGAACAGCAAACTGAGTGCCAGTAGCAGTCCACTGGCCAGGATGCTTCTTATTGTCCTTGCAAATATCTTTCTTGCTCATGACGTAATCCTCGCCATAGAGGTCGCAACACTGTTCCACTGTCGCATAGCGAGCAATATAAACAGCATTGTTGACGAGACACATACGCTCATAGGTTGCCTCATGCTCGAAGTCATAGTCATACATCTTGCCATACCGCTGAACGAACTCGATAATATGCAGATCCGCATCTGGAATCTTAATCGAATCGGTCTTAATATGAGCAACCGTATAACCACGCTTCTCCACCTCATGCTCGAGATTAATCATGAACAGAGCGCCACGCTTCGCCACGATGTTATCCTTATTACGAGGATCGTGAAACGGATTGTCGAAGTTCGCGGCGGTGAGACCATACACAGAGTTGATTGCGATCTTCAGAGCCTGCGTGAGATCATCCTTCGTGAAGTCGGCTGTGCCCGCAACCAACTGATCAATGAAGGGCGCAAGAGCACCGCCGAGAATGACTCGACCGGTGTCCCAATCCTCATGCTTAATCGCCACACGAGCGTCTTTCAGATCCTTAAACCTTTGTGTATAGACTTCGCCAAATATCTTTTCCGCAATTGCCGAACTGGGATGCATGGATGCAATATCAAGTAGTGCGATAAACCAATACATGCCAGGCTTTGCAGAGACACGGCCACCCTCGCCGACATCCTCGACATCACGATAGCTCGATTTCCCGTTTTTGTATTTGTAGCCAGGGAATATCGGTCGACCCTGCTTGTCGAAGACCGTGAAGTCGTCGAACTCCTTCTCCATCACGAAGGGCACGTCCGCAAACTCGTCATAGACCTGCGAAACGTCACCCATATTGCGATAATTGAAGGCGTCCTGCGGATGCTTGTTTGTACCAAATATAATTCTGGTGGTGAGCTGATTGGTCGTATCGTTGACGGTCATCTTGGCAATCTGTGCCAGGATCTTACGTGCGGCAAAGTCGCCTTGCGTGTGATCCCAGACCGCTTCCGTTGCAATAACGTCGTTATCGCAGTATGCGGCAACCTCCGGCCAAAGTTCTTCCGGAACCGGTTTGTCCCAAGGAAAACCAAGCTCCTTATGGTGAATGCCAAGCTCGATTTCCCACTTCTTCAAGCTCTGCTTCTTAGCACAGTAGTCATAGACATCCGTGTAAGAGATATTATACGCTTCTCCGAACATCGCATTCGGAGAGCCGTTGATAATCCTCTGTGAGAGCGTATAGAGCTGCTCATTCGAATATCCAATCATACGAGCATAGAGAATGTGGTTATCGTAACGACGGCAGTTGAATCCAACCAACTTGAACTTGATGAGTTCCTCGATATCTTTTGGTTTTGGGTTGATCATGCGGACAACCTGCTTACCAGCACCTTGTACCTTCCAGTTCACCAAAAAGAGATTCGGGAATACCTCCACATCGTAGAATACGATCGGCTGGTCCCCATCTTCTCCAGGCTTGGAGGGTTCTTCAGACTTAAATCGCATCTTGTTGACTAGCTTGATGCAATAGTTCGCCTGATTGGTACTGTTGGCCGCGAATACGAGGACTGCATTTCGCATATTCGTCACATCATAGTGAAGTCCACTATTGTAGGCATCTTCCAGGATTTTGTAGATGAAATCAACAGAAGGTTTTGTCGCAGCATGATACTCCTTATTGAGGTTTCTGCGGATCTTGGTTCTCAGTTCCTTCTCTGATTTCACTCCTTCGAAGTTGATCACTTTACCATCTCCTTTCAACGGCAAGCCCGAACTCAGGCTTGCAATCGGAAGGTTGTTGCACTTTGTCAACTTTCTTCGCAAGCTACTCAGGCCTGAAAATACCTTAATTTCCACATGGTCCTCATAGACCGCACTTAGCTTCTCCGGATCTCCTGTATAAATATAATGGAGGTGAATTCCGGCTCCAGACTTCGAGAGTTCTGCATAAGTCTGAGGCCACTTACTGGCGGCTTCCAAATTCTTTTCGAAGCACTTCTTTCCATCTTGGTCCGGAATATCAAAGTCGATCACGATGTGATGGATTGGCACCTTCACATAATGAAGACGATGCGTATCAACATCTTTCAATGTTACTCGAACATCTGACCATTTTTTCATGGGTGTCTCGTTGTCGCTCGCATACTGCGCGAAGCAATCCTTGCATTCCATGTCAAAGATAGACGGCTGTTCGCGGAACTTCAACCACGATTCGTCCGGTTCAGCGTTTTTCTTCTTCTTTTCCGGTTTCTCTGCGGTGGTGATTGAGTCGAATTTCTCGATCTTAAACCCATAGAAGGTGAACGGTTCTTTCCCTTCCGGAGCGGTTCGATCATAATACTCTTCGAAATAGTTCTTCATCTCCGATTTGAAGTTACGCTTATTGAGCAGGAATTGCATTTTTGCTTCCTCGCAATAGGTCTTATACATCTCCCAAGCTTGCTTGAGGGACGTAGAAGGCTCTTTCTTGAATATAAAGTACGAATCCGCAACAAAGTTGTAGAAGTCATTACTTTCATCAAGCATGGAGGTCGGTACATATCCGTCATAATATCCAGGAGACTCCATGTAGACATTCAAACAGCGTGTGGCAATAGCACCCAATTCGAATTCAACCTGTTTGACAAGCTGATTGTATTCTCGTGTAGGAACCTTACGACCAGATGGAGATACGTCGATAAGTCGTCGAATGAGACCTGACTTCGCGTCCGTGATCTTTACGGGTTTATTAGTTCCCATGAATAGGAATGCTTTGAATTTACTCGAATATGCAGACTTAAATTTCTCATTTACCGTCATAAGTTCGTGAGAAACGACACTGTTCAGCCGAGTGTTGTCTTCGATTCGAGATAAATCGCCATCATGCTGAATGGCTACCAACGGATTGGTTTTAAACGATTCCAGAGCAAAGGCTGCGTTTGCGTTACCCAATGCTTTCGCATCAAATACTGCATAGTACCCTTCAAACAGTTGCTGTATGATGTTGATAACGGTTGACTTACCGCTACCAGCTGGACCATACAGCACCTCGAATTTCTGGATTGTCTTGGAGTCACCAGATACAATTGCTCCGATTGCCCATTCGAGCTTATGTCGCTCTTCTGGATCATACAGAGTAGACATGAGTTTGTCATAACTCGGGCATTCACCATCCTCTAAGGGATACGGGAGACGCTTCGATGCATAATCTCGCTTCTTAACATCAGTATTTGCAAATATCAATTTCTCATCGAGCATATGAAAGGAATCTCGCATATCCCTTTGACAGAATGTGTGAAACCGATCGATCATGCGCGTTTCCGAATCCCATAGATGAAGAACTCGGATTCCGGGCGTATTGGGATAATTATCCTTGACAAATTGGTCAAGTTCGGCGTCAATTAAGCGGACTGCATCGTATTCGTCAGTCGACCACAGACGCTTTTCTTCATCCCAAATTGCATAGAACGCGCCGCCTCGAATCATCAAATCGTTCGATTTCGAGACGATGAATTTCGGATATACCTCAATGCCTCCACCTCTAGGACATCTGGTGGCGACCATCAAGAAATCCATGCCTTACTCCTTCTTCGTAGCGTCCTCCAGTTTCTGGATCTTCTTACAGAGATACAGGAATCCGCCGATTCCGGCGAGAATAGCGATGTTCTGACGCTTTGCATACTTGCGAAGCATGCGCAGATTCTGGTTCATCAGGTCGACATTCTGGTTAAAAAGATCGATATGATGATTGTAGTGACGAACAAACGACATCTGCCAGCCGGCCAACGTTTTGAGATCCTTGTTCGTACCGATCAGATCCGTGCAATTTGACCCAATCGCCTTGTAGATATTGGCGAATTCTTCGGCCATCTTTTTTTCATCCATGTTGGTGTCTCCTTTACAAAATCGTATTCAGGTACCACATCATCTGATACCAGATGTCCACAGCTCGAAGATCGTAGGGACAATCTTCAATTGTGAATAGTCCTCCTCGTCCATTAGCCTCGTAAGTGCGATTAAGGAAAATATCAAGAATACGATCAACTTCTCTCTCGTTGTATCGGCTATCGCTCATTGAACCAAGCCCAAGAGAAACAATCATATTCCAAAACCACTGACCGGTTCGATTGCCAACCGTATCGTCTTCCATAATTCGCTCCTCACATGTTCTGGCGAGGGCTACCATCATTTCCAGAATAGAACACTCTCGAATATCAAGCAAATGCTCTATTGTACGATCCGGATAGTGATTTTCATAACCAAAATCATACCGCAAATCTACGCCATGTCGTGCTCTATACTCATCCATTGGGATGATCCATGTGAATGCTCGAGCATCTAAATGGCGCATGAGTTTCTCATACGATAGATTCCTTGAATACTGCTGATCACCCATCACGAGACCGCACATCCACTGGAAGTAACGCTCGTGCAGTGCATCAGCTCTGGTCATTTACTCGTCAACCTCCAGTTCATGAATATGACGCTCCGGATAGATCGCATCATAGGAACGCTCGTCCAGCGTGATCTCGTAGTCGGTCATCGTATTCTCGTTACGTACGTGACAGACGCCCTCCTGGAAATCACCGAAGTGACCCATGAAGACCTCACCGATGGCCTCAGAGATATTGTCGACCGGATCGTCCTCTTCGTCGGCAAGGACCTTGTCGCCCTCGTACCAAGTCAGACTGACTTCCGAATATCCGTCTTCTCGACCGAATTCCTCCGGAGCGATGAGGTAGATCCCGCCGTAAGCATTCATTTCCTTATCCTTGTAGGGATCCTGCTCGATCTCGCCTCGTTCCTGAGGAGGAGCATTGAGTGGCGTGAAGTATTTGCCGTAGTTGACACGGCGCTTCTCGTAAGCCTCGGTGATCTCCTCTTCGACAGACTTACGCTGCTCCACGACATGCTCCAAAGGAGAGGATTCCTTTTCCGGATTGCAGTCAGACTGCTCCTCCTTGTCGGCCATTGCATTGATCTTATCGCGATAATACTCGCGCATCTCGTCGATTTCTTCGTCAGCACGAGCTTCTGCCTTACGATAGGCATAGTAATATCCGCCTGCGGCACCAACGATGGCACCGAGAGTGAACCAAATAACGTTTTTCATCGTTTACCTCCTTAAAAAGAGTTACTGGTGAAATATAACATAACACCGGCAACTCCAACTCCGATCATGCAACAAGAAACCACCTTACCGGCAATTCGCTTGTTCTCTGATGTCAGAATCGTTTTAACAGCTTTATCCACGGTCTCTTTAACCCCTTTCCAGAGTTTCTTCAGTCTTGCCTTCAAAAATATCATTCCTTCCTCAAATCGAGAAATAGTGGTCGCCTTCTTTAAAGGCTGGCGTTGCCCAGCTATGGTATCGATTAGTTCGAAATGCGATAACGTCCGAATTCGTCCGATTACATAATTCTTCAATCACCAACCAACGAACGGAGTCCCATTCCGGATAGCAATAGATTGCTCCGGTAGTGACACAGTCGAATTGGTTCTTTGCGGTGATGATCGACAAAATATCATCTCCAGCAAAGCGTTCGCTGTCCACTCGATTCAGTATCGTATCGACAACCAAACGTTGACCATATTCCGATTGGTTTCCTGCCTCGGCATACGTGACTCGTGTCAACATCTCGATCTCGTACTCACTGTAGTTCTCGAGCCCAACGAATCTGGGTGCTTCCAAATATAAATCAGCCGCTGAGAGAGGGGCTTCAGGCATTACCACTTCTTCGGTCTGCATTTGAACCGGCTCCGGCGTTGGCTCCTCGTAAGTTACCAACTCGTGCATGGTGGTGGCGCTAGAGCCAATCACAAGCCCTAACGCCAATCCAACCAAACCGGATAAGAACCATTCACGCAGACTTTTTCTAATGTATCCCATAACGGGGCCTCCTTATGTTAGATTTCTTCGCCGATCAGAGAATCGATAGGACCCTGAACATTGAAGTCGAGAAGTACGCTACGCTCCAGGCCATTGACGAACCTTGCTGCATCAGAAGCGCCACGACGATTTACATCATAGATACCGAAGTCGATATAATTGTCAGACTTGGGGTTCTTGGCATCATAGTACCAGCCCACATGCTGACCGGCCTTCGTCGGATCGAATCCGAGAGCCTTATAGACCTCGTTCAGGAATACATAGCCTCTTGTCTGGAGAATATGATTCCAGTAATTGAGCTGACCGTTGATGAAGAAGAGATTCAGCTCGGCATCTTTTTCCCAATTGTCATTGAGCTCATCGAAGATACGAGCATAAACCGAAGGAACACGACCATCGGGAAGAACCGTGACCTCCTTCTTGGTTTTCTTCTTCTTACCGGTTTCGGGGTCGACGGTCTCCTCTTCGACCTTCTCTTTCACGAGGCCATAGCGAAGTTCTTTGTCGACCTCATCGCCGTAGCGATCGCGGACATTCTGACGATATTCCTTGAATCCCTTATCGAGAAGCTGATATGCAGCCGCCAGAGATGCATTACGCTTGGAGAGGATCTTATGACCGTAAAGGATCGAAGTGATGCCAAGAGCACCAACACCAACGGCCGGAGCATAGAGCTTGATGACCTTCCACGCCGTCATACGGACAAGGATCTTCTGATCCGCATCCGCCAGTTCACGGGTATAGGTGCCACCATCTTCCAGCTTGCCGCCGACAGCATCTTCGATGTTCTGCTTCATGGTTTCATGGCCGTCCATTACTTCGGTGACCTTAAGGGTGGCCTTGCAGGCCATAACCGTGGACGTAATGCCGAGTGCAATACCGGCACCCGTCAGAATCTGCGGCGAATTCTTCCGAATGAAGAACTTCGAGCGATAAAAAACAGACTTTGCAGTGTTTGCAATTGTCTTTGTAGAGAGTTTCATTGTGCTTTTACCCTTTCTTAAAATTTCTTAGGATCCGGCATGACAACATACCATCCATCTTTCAGCCAAACAGGGATGAAGAATCGCGTATTGTTCCACCCATGTGAGACTGCATCCAAAGTCGTCCAGTCGCCATCGAGTTTACCGAATATCAGTTGGACATCATGCACGGTGATTCGTCCGTAACGGTCCGCCATACGCTTGAGCGTCTCGATGCGAGATTTCACCAAATATAATGTTGACGGATCGCTATAGAATTCCTTTTTCGTCGTGATCATGACATGGTCACTCCTTTAATCCAACGGCGCAGGCTTCGGCATACGAATATAATAGCCATCACGGCCACTTGCGATGTCTGCCTGCCGTAAATCCGTCCAACCATAACGATGTGCCGTAAACGGAGGCGTCTGATCGACTACTTCATAGAAGTCGGCAACCGAGACAATCTTATACCGTCTCAGGATGTTGTCGAGTTCGTCCAGAACGCCTTCCGCATCTCGACGAGTTCGGAACGAGAACTCATCGAAGTCATAGGCACTTCTTCTCTGAGGGGGATCATCTCGTCTGGGATCGCGACTATAGGAACCATAGTCCGTACGATAACTGACATAGGTTCCACCAGGTCGCCGGTCACCTCGACGGGTTGAACCGTAAAATATAATGTTGACTGCATCCGTCAGGGAATTGGCAAAGAAGTCCTTCAACATCGGAACAGCCACGTCATTCCAGATATGGCTTCCAATGCTTCCACGATCATCGGAAAGGATGTTGTCTCCGATCTTGCTTAACGGAGAACGTTTCTTTGTCTTTGCCGGAGCAGATAAAGAGACTTTATTGATCTCTTTTTTCGGATTCTCCGGCGTCTCATTCCGTGCGGCATTCGAATTGTTCGGGTATTCTGCCATTGTTACACTCCTTCTCTCACCATAGTGAGGTATTTTGGGTTTAGCTTGACTTCCCAAACCGGGCAATGGTTGATGACCGAATACCGATAGCAGAGATTCGACAGTGCCTTCTCTTTGCTAACAGCCATCGTCACAGAATCCCATGACGACTTTCGGATATCACCAAACAAGTTCCGGACTGGACCCTTATATCGATATTCGTTCATACAACCTCCAAAAATGAAAAGCGAAGAGACCTTGTTAGGTCTCAACGCTCGTCGAATCACAACTTGCTCGGATTACTCCTCAGCAGAGTCGTTGCCGGTATCCGCCTTGCTCTCCTTCTTGGCCAGCTTCTTAGCCTTGTGAGCCGCGATGCCATCCTTGATCTTGCCACCAAGCGGCTTGAGGGCCTTCTTGTAAAGCCACTGGGCTCCAAGAGTTCCCGCCACGCCGATTGCGACACCGATCAGGGTGCTGCCACCATTGGACTCATCATAGGTTTCTTCCGCCGGAACCATTTCGGTTTCGAGCTCCTCGTTCTCCTTGACAACATTGTTCTCTTCCATTTTAGAATACCTCCATAAAAATTTTGTTGTGGATTTCTCCATAATATATGTTGTAAATTTCGCGTGCCTTAGTTGAGAACTTCCGGCTGTGTTGCATAGTCGAACACAACACAGGGCTCTCCCTTCTCATTGAGCTTCGAACTGAACATCGGTTCAATGAACGACTTGTTGACATCCCATCCAATGTCATTACCGAATGGAATGCGGTCCAAATCGATGGCATCGTAGACATCGTTGAGCGTTATGTACATATCGCCCAACATCTGTCGGGATAGGTTGTTGCAGATCTCACGCAATGTCTCTCGATCTGATACGAAATATCGTCCGGACCAGCGATCGAAATAAAGACTCTTCCCCGAAGGAACATACGGGATCTCCTGATCACTTACGTTAACTCGCTCTGAGGTCTTCTGTGAGACCTTCTCACGAATCTCGTTTGCCTTCTTCTCGTCCAGGGACTCGGTGATGGCAGACTGATAGTCTTTCAGGGTCTCCTGCGAAATGGTATAGGCGGCCGCGAGAGCAGCGTTACGCTTATGCTGCTGGCGATTACCCATCACGATGCAAGCGGTACTGAGACCGGTCGACAATGCAACGGGCCAATAATTCTTCGCATAGATCTTCACACGATCGCGCGTACGAATCGGCTCATTGTACTTGTCTGCATAGTACTCTGCATCCTCGATTTCTGCTTTGGCTCTCGGTGCGATTTTCATCGTCATACCGATGGTCGTAAGGAATCCTCCGATTCCAATGCCGGTCAGGATTTCCGGACTATGCTTGGTCATATAGACCTTGATCGAATTGCCGATCGCTTTCATAGGGATTTTCTTCATTTCAGAGCCTCCTTACACTCTTTCACAATCTTATCCAGATTAGACATCTCCAGACAAGACGGAATTTCAGTGCCATACTGAATATAAATGCAGACCCTTGATTCGTAAGAATGGATATCAAGAACGATTCGGGAATCAATGTAGTCCGGGTTTCCGCGAAGTTGCTCGTGTATTTTCGAGCCGACCAGTGTTTTAAGATCGCTATCTTCGCAATAGATTGTAATGCCGTATTCCATAGTATTTCTCCTTTCAAAAGCGAAGAGAGCTTGTTAGCCCTCTTCATTTTGGCGTTCGGCGAGAACCTCGTCGACAGTTTCACGGATCTGCTCCTCCATCTGCCGCTGTTCGACGATCCCGGTCACAATGCCGAGAATCGCCGTACAAGCGAGGCCGATGTTAGCAAACACATTCCATTTCTTTGTCATCTGGTCTTACCTCCTTTCCATAATAGGTCTTGCCAATTTCGCGTATTCATTCGCAACGGAATGAATGAAAAAGAAGATGGCTAGATTAGGTTCACTAGCAATCCTTTCGGATCCGTTTTCCGTCTACACGGGCCCTTCGAGTTACCTCGCATCTCCTTCCATAATAGATCTTGTAAATTTCGCGGATATCAATGAAGCGGAACTGGATAGAACTGAGTCTCAATGGCTGTGACTTTCACCGTACCACCCTCACCATCATCGATCTCATAGGGTTCCTCGTCCATGAAGTCAATCCAGTAATCCTCCAGACACATGGATACGATAGCATCGAACATGCCAACATCCCAACCGCGTTCATCGCCGCCAGGGACTTTATCGATTCCGAGAAATCCGTAGAAATCGTTAATGGTCACGACGCCGGTTTGCTGGAAGAGCTTATTGAGATTGTACTTTGCTTTTTCGACAACGAGCGGATTTGCTGTGAAGTATCGTTCCGAGATAGCGTCCCAATAGAGTTCGTCCTCATTCGGATAGGTCTTATCCCAGTGGGAACGAGCAATATTCTCTCGTGCCATTTTATCGAGTTCAGGATTCGTCGACCGAATTTCGTTACGATACTCCTGATACGATTTTCGAAGAGCGGCATAAGCCGTAGTCATAGCCATAATCTGCTTTTGATCTAAACCATGCCCCAACCAAATGCAAGCAATGGTTCCGGTAGCAGATACGGCAGGCTTCCAGAATACCTTTACCGCTTCTTCTGGTGTCGGATCCATTGGGCACATCGTATAGTCATCATGCGCTTTCCAACCAAAATAGCCCGTCGCGATGACACCCAATGACGCCGCAAGAGACGAGACGGTTGATCCATTACGCTTTAACCATCGCTGTGCCAGACGAATTTCCTTTTTCCAATTGAATTTCATTGTGCTTTACTCCTTTCAAAAATAAAGAGAAGAGGCCTTACTTGGCCTCGTCCTCTTCGGATTCCTCATACCGATATCCGCAGTTCTCTGCGAAGAACTTCATGAAGTGATGATCACCGATACACAATGCCGTAACTCCCGCAATGCCGAGAGCCACACCAGTAAGCAAACCAGTTGTCACGCCAAGAATTGTCTTCATATCGAATACCTCCAAATATAATTTAGGTTTCCCCATAATACAACTTGTAAATTCTGCGTGAAAGGAAAGAGGCCTTGTTAGGACCTCTTTTTCCTTTTGAACAGTGCGTAGAAAATCGCGATACACACGATTAAATCTCCTGCGATGAGCATAAACACCGTTCCGCCAGTCAAGACAATTAACGCCGTGACCACCGCCAATGCAATGATACCGCAGAGTAAAATTGTGAATAGGATCATTCATATCACCTCCATAAAGTAGATTGTAAATTTCGCGTAAAAATAACTAAAAGAGAAGAGACTACGTTAAGTCTCTTTGTCTTCTTTCGACCAATGTAATTGAATCTCTTCTCTTGAAATGCTCCATTCAAATGTATTACAATCTTTTGCCAATTCTAAAAAGGCTACTGCAATAAGTGTTACTGCAATAATTATTCCAATCATAATTCCACAAACAACGCTTACTATAGTTCCCATTTCTATACCTCCAAATATAAATATTAAATGGTTCATCCATAATAGAAGCTACAAATTTCGCGTGAGGAGAAAAAGAGGAGCCCTTGTTAGAGCTTCTCCTCTTTGTTTTCTCCACACTCCAATTCAATGCCGATGAACAACATGAATATAGCAGCGAAGAACATACCGACAACCTGGTACCAAGTTAACATGCTAATGCTTGTTGCGACAAGAGCCATTAACGAGACTACCATTAGTTCGATAAAGTTAATCATCTGACGATACATCATAATTCTCCTTTTATTGATAAATGTAGTGTTTTGTCTTCCATAAAAGGATGTGTTTATTTCGCGTGATATCATGCCATATTGCTCCTAAGGACCAATACAGACGAAATGAAAAGAAGCATACTAATTTGTGTAGCTTCATTATCATTAGAACTCCTTGTTTTCATTTTCCATCATCGTCATAGCAATAATGCCACTAAGAATCATCATAATATCACGCTCCTAAAATTATTAAATTTTAGTATGCTTCTCTCCATAATAGGAGCTGTAAATTTCGCGTGAAGTTCAAACGTAAAAGAAGAAGAGGGCTTGTTAGCCCTCGTCCTCAAAGAGATCACTCTCGTTATTCTTATGCTTCTTGAATTTGAGTTTGACGCTCTCGAACCAGCAGCAGATCGCATCCCAGTAATACCATCCAAACAGAATCGCTTCAAAGATCACTGTAATGATCAATGACCACTTATACTGTTTCACCATGTCACCACGGGTATACGGCTTAGCCGCCCATTCACGATACTTCTTCATCATAATTCAATACCTCCATAAAATATAATTTTGGAATTATCTCCATTAAGGGGACTGTTTATTTCGCGCTCTAGTTTGATTAAAAAAGAAGAGCCCTTGTTGGGGCCCTCCTTAACATCGATATAAAATCTCATTTCGTAAGAATGTCATGAGTTTATCGGTGTCTTGCCTTGAAAGATTTGTGCATCTCCATTCTTCCTGGCCTTCATCCCTTTGGATCAAGGTTCGAAGTTGGACCTTACCACGTCCCAATGACACGACATATAAACTATCATTGATCTTATACGTTTCATTCATTCATATCGCCTCCATTATAGAAGTTGTAAATTTCGCGGATTCTAATCCCTTAGAGGCCGGAGAAAGAGAAAAGAGGTTGTTAACCTCTAATCTCTACGGAAGAAGGATAATATCCATATTCTGCTAATAGAATCGCATTATCGTTAGCCGCTTCAAACATTATGACGTCATCAAATGCCAGATTCGTATAGCGGTAAGTAAACAAGTCATATGTGCTAGTACATTCTTTGTAGATGCCGTCTTTGATACTAATGCCAAAGCCAAGCATATACAATGCTGTGCCAACCATAATAGTTGCCATCGCTGCTGCTATAAGAATCCAAGAAATAATCATTCCAATAATATTCTTATTCGTCTTCATAATAAATACCTCCATAAATTGTATATAAGTATATTCCTTTCTTCCATAATAGTGATTGTATTTTTCGCGTGCTCCGATTGCTTCAAGGAAGGCAAAAAAGAAAAGTACATGTTTCTTTTGCGATCCGCCTCTTCGCTTAGATGGGCGTGATAAAAAGAAAAGAGAGGGGAAACGTCGCGAATGGCGCAACCCCTCTTTTTCTTTGCCTTATCTCATTGGGATAAGACGGTTACGGAGCGAATTAGGCCTCGACCTTCTTCGTGCCACCGTACTCCTCGGTCACCAGCTCGGGCAAACCGCACTCGTTGATCAGGATGTCCGCAACCTGCTGCTTAAGCTTGTTGGGGACCTGCTCAAACTCGGTCTTGCCGAGAATGACGCGCTGAGCGAAAAGCATAGCCATCATTTCACGATCTCCTTTCTCTAGAAATAAATATAGGTTTAACGCCAAATTGGCGAGAACCTTACGCATAGACAATTCCAGCCATTTCTGCAATGCAGTCCTCGAGGAAGTCATTCTGGTCCGACGCCGCCTTGACCTGCTGCTTGAGGAGATCGTTCTCCGATTCGAGAGCCGTAACACGTTCCTCTGTAGTCGGCGGAGGCGCAGGCGGATTATACGCTGCACCAATCGTAGCACCATCGTAAGACGGCTTTGCTCCGATGGATTCAGCGAATGTTTCATCCGCCACAATGATATTTTGGATGATGTTTTCATCGTTTACAATACAGTAATTCATGATTTAAACCTCCTTTTCAGTGCTTGTAATAATACACAAGTCCACCGGCCAAACCACCGATTATTGTATTATCTATTCCGGATACATTATTACTGCCTTGAGTTCCGGTAAGCATGGTGGCACCACCTGCACCACCGGCGCCGATGGCCGAACCTCGTCCATTACCAGGCGAGAAATAGATTTTACGGGCATCCCATGCTTCTTGGTTGTTGAACATATAGCAACCGGCTCCTCCACCACCGCCGCCACCAGTCGGAATAGATTCACCATTTAATTCAAATATTTGGCCATCTGAACCAGGCGTTCCATTCGTATACGATGAAGTATAAGTCTCACCCGTATTTATATCTTTTACATTATATAGATATGAAGTAGTATTATCCGTCGTGGATATGCATTGGACGACCTTTGCTCCAGAACCACCGTTTCCATTACCTTGTCCTCCAGCAGTCGGTTCATATGTTTTTATGTATCCTTTATGAGCATATCCATCTACTACAATCTCTTTAGAAGATGGACTTTCTACATAACTACCGCCACCTCCACCAGTAACACTTTTCAAAACGGTAGTACCTAACAGAAGCTGCGAATTACCTCCAGAAGAACCCTGAGTGGGTTTACGTTCGTCAATTATGCTATGAGGATCTCTCGGCGGTTCTGGACCACCAGCCCCAATAATAATATCGATATCGGCATTTGGAGCAAATTGCAAGGTATCCTTTACTGCATTACCGCCACCGCCGCCAGATCCTCCAGCAAATGGTACACTATATACACCAGCACTTCGAAGACTGTAACCACCAGATCCTCCACCGGCAACCAACACATATTCAATGCCCGTACAAAGAGCAGAAACATTGGTGGGCAATTTTCCAGAAGATCGAACCGTTTTATTAGCTCGATCGTATTCGAGAATGATGGTGACATCAGTAATGGTTCCCGTAGAGGTTACCAATACAGTTTTTGCTAATATGTCATCATACTTTTTCTCAACGGTTATACTGACCGTCGTATTCGAACTTTTGCCCATCGCAATACCATCTTTATTAGTGACCAATGATGCGTTTGGAATTGCGCTAAGGCCGCTAATTGTAAATCCAATAGCAGGAGTATTATTCGGATACTTAACGGTAACGCGATATGCTCGTGAATCCGTTCCGACAACCAATGCCATAAACGCATCATCCGGAATCGCACTGTCAGGAAGACTTAGAAGTTGTTTTGTATAGCTCTTCAGCGTGTTATTCCAGTTTGTCTGAATTTGTGTTTTATTCACATCAATCTGTCTCTGGAGATTGGCGACGACGTTGTCGGAGAGCTGAGCCTTGAGATTATCGAACCACTCATCGAATTCGCCATTCCACTGGTTGAACAGGTCATCGATGGCAGTCGTTGCAATGATACCGGTGACAAACGGACAAGCTGAGGTGCCGACGGCGTTCTCAATCGCACTCGCGGCGATCTGGGTCATGCCAGGCGCCACAGTCACCCATGCTAGAGGATGCTGGTGGACTTTCTCGCTATTTGTCAGGGTCGGCTTCACAGGAGAGGATGCCACAGTACCCTGAACAACACGAAGCTTATTGAGCCGAACGCTGTCGGAATGATTGGTCTCGAGCACGATCGCATCGATACGGCTGAGCGTCACGTCCGAAGCAGCGATGGCCAAGGGATAAGCCGCGTCGTTCACATTCCACGTATGGTCAAACCATGCCTTGCCAGTACCGACCAGCACCTGCATACCCGTGCCAGCGGAGACGGCCATATGGTCACCAATCGTGGTGAATACACCGTCAGCGATAATGCCATCGAAGATAGCAGACATCTGTTCGGCGTTGTATTTTCGATCACCATTTTCGGAGTTAAAGAATCCGCATGTGAATGCCATTTTGATTCCTCCTATATTAGACTTCGGCGGTGAAGGTAGGAGTCATACTCTCACCAGATGTATCTTCCGAGAATACAATCTCAGAAACACGGGCCTTACCAGATTGTCCGTATTCGTTCTGAACCTGGACAAGATCTCCAATGGTAAAGTCTCGTTTGTAGATGAACTGAAGTCGAGCTTCCACTTCGCCTTCAAAAGACTGAGTGATACTCGTCTTAGCTAGTTCCTCTCGTCCCTTCTGCTGCATTTCGGAAAGCATATTGGCCGTTGCCTGCTGTTGCCGTTCAGCAATCGCCGCAGCTTTCTCTTCTTCAGTGAGGTCCTCATCATGCTCAATGTCATAGGTATCGACATCATCGCTTGCACCAGAATCGTCCGTAAACACTTCACGGCGCTCTAAACCAGTGCCATAGTTCTCGCCAGTTACCTCGGTTGTTTTACGAGCAAAACCCTCACCGGAGCCACCAATCAGAGTAGCATTCTTAAAGGCCTTCTTCGACTCGATGTAGTTGCTGGATAAGAAGTTGTCGAAACTCGGAGAAAAGACAACATAGGGATTCTTTGTCTGGCCATATGCGCGATCCTCACCGGCATATAGCTCAAATATCATTTGCTTCGTCGAGAAATCCGGTAAAATCCGAAATCCAATCTTCTTCTCCTCACAAATCCCGTAAATTGCCTCGTAGAGATTGTCGCCAAAATACTGATTCTCGATCACAAGGGTCGTGATCCGCGTATCGGTGGTCTCACGGAATACCAGATTCGGGATTTTCCGGTCAGAATTACTCGGAGAGATCGCATTTTGATTTAAGAGATTCCGGATCGACTTCTGGAGATTGCCATAGCACTGACGATAGCCCCAGATGATACGACGCTCGAGAATTGACTCCAGAGAGCGGCCTGTGACCGTTAGGAAATTACCATTCTCCACGTCTACCTTAGTCTCAATGGTCTCGATGACCATCAGTCGATCGGATTTCTCTCGACACCAAAGATAGTAGTCCTGTTTGAACTCTTTCCCGATTGGCATGTCTGCCGGTACGTAGACTTCGAAGTCGCCATAGCCAAGAAATCGATCCGTCCAGATGAACGACTGGAAGGCATCTAAGATAGCGACGACTTCCCAATTCTTATCGAGAATCAATGCATCCATCTTAGATACCTCCGTAGGCGTTCTTGTAAGAGAAGGTAATCAGCAGATTCGCTTCCTTCTCCTGGGTAACGAAGTTGAACATATTCACGCCATTGGAGACCTGGAACCAATCGGCATCCATATCAACAGCAGAAATAATGTTCGTCTCCTTACCCTCGCGCAAAAGTCGAGCGTATTTGTTACCCTTTATGGTCGAGATGATAATATCATCGCCAGCATCGAATACCGCACCCGTCAGAGCCTTGATTTGAGCATCAAATATCTTAAAGTGTTCTCTGGTATCGACATTGTAGAGGGTAATATCTCCTGATTTGGTCAGTGCATGAATCGTAATGACAACACCCGTGTCCATATCACCGACATAGTTCAGAACTGCTCTCGGATCGTCCACTAGTCTACCCATTTCGAGAAGATTCTCGGTAAGAGACTCATTGGAGAATGGGAATTCAAATAGCGGTTCGATATTGGTGTAGACCTTCTCACTACCGCCAACCTCGTAGAAATAAGGATCCGGACAGATGATACTGATTTGTGTCGACTCCTCAGAGGAGAATATGTTCGGCTCATTGGACTCCACATAACCACTGATCTCTGCTAGGCGGTTGTCCGTCTCAATCTCAAGCTTGATTTGCTTTTTGATCGGGAAGAACTTATAGGTCTTTTGTCTCGAGTCTTCGATTGTTGGTGCAAACAGCATACCGAGTGTGATGACGATATTGCGGTTCTCACAACAAGAAGAGGCATAAAGACTTCCATCAATAGTGGCCAGTTCTGATGTGCTAATATTCGCCTTGGGAGGACCGAGCCCCTCGATGTCCTTGATATAAAGACCCGAGGGGTCCGGGTTCGTGAGCTCCAGACGAAGTGTTTCACCTTTCGGATTGGTTACCGTTAAGGCCTTAATCATAAGCCCACTCCTTCCTTATTGGTAGCTATTTTTCACATTCGAGAAGAGGTTCTTGCCATCGCGATAGATCTCAGCGCGGCTCAGAGCCTTCGGACTGGTGTTATTCTGCGTGTAGTTGTAGGTGTTATTCACCGTCTTCGAACCGGTAATGCCATTCACGACATCCTTGAACCCACCGGCTACCTGGCCGGCGAGGACAACCGTACGTCCAATCGGCGTAGAACCGATTAGCGAATTCAATGCGCTCACGCCGGATTTCACCTTGCTATCGTCGATAACGGGGGTGATGACCGGAGCAGTCTCAATACCATCCGTAATATCACGGTTAAGGGTCTGGATGCCAATGGAGAGGTTATCCGTGTAGCCGTTAACCACCCCACCAGAGACCATATTGATGATATCACCGAGAACACTATTGAGAGCAGCCTGGACATTGCCGCCATTGGCAACAATACCGTCAGCAATTCGCTCGGAGATGATCTCACCGCAAGCAACCCACTGCTCTTCCTTCGATTGCGCCATTTGGAGACCGCCATTGATCGCCTGACCAGTAGAAGTCGAGACAGCATCTGTCTTCTCGACAATACCCTGTGCAAATGTGGTAGACATCGTCTGACCATATTTGAGGAATGTCGGAGTAAGGCTACCGAGGACATCATCTGCACTATTGGTGTAGGACTGTCTAGCAGCCTCGAGAGCAGCATCGGCAGCCTTCGTCGCCTCGCTTGCAGTGGTCGTCAGGAGATTGTAAGGATCATAACCAGTATCCTTTGCGGCAACGCGGTTGATCTGTTCTAAAGCAAACCCCTGTTCGAGGAGCATGTCTTTGTATTCGACCATCCAGTTGGCATAAGCAACCATACGATCCTTCTCGCTCGTCGTGACCTGCTCTTGGTTGGATTTGACTTCCTGAGCCTTCTCGGCGAGAGTTATTTGGGCATTGAGGAGCTTGTTGTAGGCATCCAGAGCATTCTTCGACTCACTGCCGTATGCCTTAACGGTTGCCGCATACTCTTCCTCAGCCTTGCCAAGCTGCTGCGTTAGATTGTTAAGCTCCTTAACCTTAAGGGCTTCGTCCACAGCGGTCTTATCGGCATCAGTAGCGGTACCACCGAAGAGCGTTGTCCAGACTTTCTGCTCGAGACCGTAACTCGTGAGTCGAGTGCCGAGTTTGTTGAGCTCGGACTGAAGACCCTCGATATAAGATGCACCGGCAGACTTACCGGCCTTACCAGCCTTTGCAGTAGTCTCTTCAGAAGCTTCATCAATCGCCGTTCCGGTTCGATGGAATGCATCGTAAGTTTCCTTCACGATGTCATCGTATCCCTCGCCGACAATCTCTTTGAGTTCACCCATAGATGCACGATTGGCCGCATTCAGTACAAACAGACGTTTGTTCTCGGCACTCGCGATCGAGACATTGAATTTGTTGTAGACCTCCTGAAGTTCCTCGTAAGTGATCTGACCACTCTTCAGCATCTCATTTGCAAGGTTTCGAGCAGCAACGAGAATAGTCTTTTTACTGCCATCAAGACCATAACGGACACCCATATCGTAATACTTACCGATCAACTCACCCTGTCCAGAAGGAGAGTGAATATCGAGCTCATCACGAACAGTACGATCGATAGCTTTTGCAACGTCACGAGCAGCACCGGTAAGAGAATTAACGGTAGGCACATCCATAAGACCCTTACGGATGCCCCTGAGGTAGTTCATACCGATGTCTTTGTACTCGGCCGTACGATTCGAGAACTGAGTGAAGATGTTGTTGGCGATGTTGGTCGCCACGGCATAAATACCAGACTCAATATCTCTCATTCTCTGCTGAATTGTCGTTAAAACATCGGCATTTTGAATGGACTTGACGAGATTGGCAAGTGCTTCATTCGCAGCATTCATTGCATCGGTATTCACTTCAGCAACGACACCGGAATACTGAACCAGTGCCTCACCCATGTCCTTAAGCTGCTTGGCGAAATTGCTAAGCGAGCCCTTACTACGACCGGCACCTGTATTCGGGACTTGGTTGACGGCGACGGCAAGATTTGCAATGATGTTACTCGTCTTCATGGCGATCTCACTACTATTGACCGGGGCACCAGCCATAATAGTCAGGAAATCGATCATGTTCGGAGCCGCCAAAGCAAGCTCAGCTGCAAACAAAGAGATTAGATTCTCACCGGTGAAGAACGCTTTAAACGTGGAATATTTCGGCGTGACAGCGACGGCAGTTGCCATTGTTGTGACAATGTCAGATACCATGTCGACTAGCGTCTTACTATCTGCGGGGAGACCCTCACTCTTAGTCAAGAAGCCCTTAATGTGCGGTGCGGCCAAATCCAGTTCAGCGGCGAATGCGGCAATGAAGGAATTGCCAAAGACAGCACCTTTGAGGCCGCCAAATGTCGGAATCTTAGATGCCGCCTCTGCCATACCACCAATTGCATAGATTGCATTCTCGATGGACGACTGGTCGATCACCCCAACCTCAGTGTAGAACGTCTTGAGATATGGAGCAGAATTGGCCAACTGCTTTGAGAAATCAAGCAGGTCACTTCTGCCAATGATCGATGCAAGACCATCCAAGAATTTCGTTCCGGTAAATATCAACATGGCTTCGCCAAGAGATACCATGTTACCGAATACGCTATCCTTCAGACCATTGATTCCCTGGAAGAAAACCGACGCATTCGACCAGAATTCCTTAAGGTCCTTGCCGAACTTCGTAAGGAACGAATCTCTCTCACCGACTACATCAGAAATGCCTTTCTTAATACCCCCGATAAAGGATCCAAGAGCAGTACCGATGTATTCCATGAATTTGACGTTGCCGTCCATGATCTTCTTGACGACTTCGTTCTCGCCAAAGAAGGCCTGGAATACACCAAACAAAGCACTCAATGCCGTGACAACCGCCACAACCATACCAATACCCTTAAGTGCGCCGAGACCCATCTTGCCAAGGGGTGCTGCAACTCGCATCGCTACACTCATAGCAGTTATGATAGTGCCAAGGGCCAAAGCGGCAGTCAGCATTTTGTCCGTATTACCGAGATTCTCGAGAACGGCCAGTGCTCCACCAAGAATCAGAGTAGCAGCGGCTGCAAATCCGGCTCCGATGATGGCATTCTTACCCCATGCCTTGGCGACACTCAACATCTTAAGAACTGCAACAAGAGCCGTTGCAGATGCTAGAATATCAAGGATGACCTCTTCGCGACTTGCATCGCCAAACCAGACAGCAAACAAACTCTTCAGAGCATCTCGGATTTGAGGGGCATACGTACTAGATC